TTTACAAATTATTTACAATCAAGGGTAGACAATCGGACCAAAGTGTGGTAGAATAGTGTTACAAAATAAAAAAGGAGTGGAATGTATGAACATCATCAAAGACCTGAATAAAAAGAAAGTGGAGAACCCACCGCGAGTCAAGAAGGGCAAAGGATATGCTCTCACGAAGTGGGATAGAAACGCCGAAAAGTTGAAGAAGTTCCAAGACAAGCAAATGGCACTCATGGACAAACTGAGAGCTGAAGGATATACAACTAATCCCTCTAACTTTGCGAGAATGGACAAGACACCCATGCGCATTAGCGAGAAATATCTGGACTGGTATAAAAAGCAGTATTCAACGGCCAGAATCAAGAAGTCTTTTTATAAGGACATTAAGACAGAAGATACCAGATATGGGAATAAGGAAACTCTCACAAGGGTGACAGCAAACCAGCGACCCGAAACACAGCGCAAGCAGCTGGCGCGGGACACAGTCAAGAAATTCATCAAGGACAACACATATGCTATCAAACATGGCTATCATAAAACAGACATCGCAGACGCAGCTATCAGAGCAATTAAAAATGTAGAACAAGCAACGGGCAAGGAAATCCTCAAAATAAAGCGCTTTGATGACGCTAAAAAAGACCTTGCCAAAACTCTGAAAAGTGGAATCGACAAAAAGGCTTTTCGCGAAGCATTGGAACTTTATGATAAGAATGAGGGGCGTTTCGCATATATCCTGGAGATGAGTCTTCCGTATACAATAGCCATCACACCAAACGAAATCTACAGAGAACGCCGCGAGGTACAAGAAAAAGCCCGCCGCACTTTCAAATATAGATTTAGGAAACTGGATGACGAAGGCAACGTGTACGACCAACTTACCGATGACGACATTGACAAGCTCATGGACTTTTTTGAGACTGACGCATGGCAGCGATACAGAAACGCTAAGGATGGGCGCTATCAATCAGACGACGTATGGGCGCTGCGTGACGAGCTGAACAAACAAGAAGCAGACCCGCGCCTATTTCTTGATATTTTCCAGAGTGACGGAGACCTGAAAAGCAGCTTATCCAAATATCACGCTGAAATTAAAAGAAGAAGCGAAGAAGCTACAGACAAATAAAAAAAATCCCGCCCGGCCTATGCGACCGAGCGGAATACTGAAAAGAAAGGAGAGATTTATGAAGGGATGAAATATGGAGACATAAGGGCTCCCGCCCTTTTTGTCCTTGGTTTTTGTTGGGTTAGTATAAGTTAAGGAGAGATGATTTATGAAGACAATCCATTTTTTGAATGACTTCACCCATCTGGGTGAACATGTGTATAAAATCAGTAGAGAAAAATATGGCAGACACTATAAGAACGAGCCGCAAAATCTTACGGCTTATGATATTGAAACCAATGCCGGTTATCGCACACCCGACGGAGTGGCTCACGCTTACAATTGGGAGAAGGCTATCAAGACAGATTTTTATCAGAAGTGCGAGCCTGTTAGCATTATGTGGGTCTGGCAATGTGCGGTTGAAGATTTCGCTGACCTTGATACAATTCCTGTATATCTGGGAAGAACCTGGAAGGATTTCAAGGACTTTCTCACATACTATAGCGACTGTGTCAAGCTGGCTACAGCTGGGCGTCCCGCAAATCTGAAGGAACCCCTCAGAACACACACTCTTAAAACAATCAAAAAGTCAGATATCGTTCTCCGTCTTTACATCCATAACTTGGGGTTCGAATTTCAACACCTCCGCAACATTTTCGAGGCTGAATTTGCCGACGAGAATGCTTCAGTTTTTGCACGTCAGATGAGAAAACCCATGCGGGTTAAATTTTTCTTTAATGGGGTTGAGGTTTTCTTGTGTGATACGCTTTGCCTCACGCAGAAAAGTCTGAAGGCCTGGGGAAAGGATGAAAAGCTGGAAATCCAAAAACTGGAAGAGGAGCAGGATTTTTATCAGGAAATCAGAACACCCTACACTAAACTCAGTGATGAGGAAATCGCCTATAGTGTCAACGATGTGGCGACCATGATTTGCGGTCTCCGCAGGTATCGCAAGAAATACGGCACACTCCGGTCAATTCCCATGACACAGACCGGCGGCGTCCGGCTGGTGTGCATGGAGAAAATCGCACAACAAAATCCCGAATGGTCCGAGCGGTGTGGTAAAATTACGCAGGACATGACCTTTGAACAATATCAAGAACTCCATGCCGCTTTCGCAGGCGGGTGGACTCATGCAAACGCAAGATATGCAAGAAGAACCATGCGAAATCTTCATATGAAGGATTTTCGCAGTTCATACCCAGCGGTTATGTGTACCAGAACTTTTCCGGTCTCATCTTTTGAGCAGACCACATACTCAGACATCCAGCTTCTCTGGAAGCAGGACAAGAACCACAGAACACATCATTATTATATCATTTTTACGGCTGAAGGGGTGCAAACAAAAACTCAGAATACTTTTTGGTCATCATCTAAAACTACCGAGCTGGAGGGCGAAATCTTGGATAACGGAAAAATTTACGCTTGCGATAAGATGAGCACGACCATGACGGACCTCGACTTTGAGCGTTTTTTGTCAGTATATAGCCACGAAAGTCTTACAGTGCATAAAGTGATGAAAGCCAAAGCGGCTCATCTTCCGAAGGAGTTTGTGGAGACAATCCTGGACTACTACGAATACAAAACAAGTCTTAAAGGTATTAAAGAGGCTGAAAGTCTTTACAATGAGTCAAAACAATTCATTAACAGCATCTATGGGGTGTGTGTAACAAAGGTGGTTTCTGATATCATCTCCTATCTTCTGGGGTGGGAGAAGAGAGAAGCCAAAGAAGAAGATTTTCATCAATCAGTTGAGCAACAGCTGAGAAAATCTCCTTTCACAACCTATGCTATTGGTGTTTGGGTCACGGCCTGGGCACGCTCCAACCTTTGGGACGCAATCGAACATCTGGATAAAAAAGTTGTCTATTGCGATACAGACTCCATCAAGGGTCTTTTCACCGAAGACGACGAGCAATGGTTTGATGCCTATAACGCAGGTATCTGGAAGCTCTGCGAAGAATCCGCTCAGCTTTTAGGCATTGATGTGGAAAAGTACAGACCGAAGACCCAAAAAGGAGTATACAAGGAGCTTGGATTTTTTGACGATGAAGGAATTGCGGCGACTTTCAGAACGTTGGGTGCTAAAAGATATGTCTACACAGAGGAAGAAGACGGAGAAGTCCATGCAACCATCGCGGGTATCTCCAAAAAGTGTGCAGCCAAAAAAATCCCCACGGCCGACGACTTCACCCTGGAGGTTGAATGGAATGTGAAGGAATCAGGTAAACTTTCAAGCCACTACTGTGAAGACCAGCCCCGCACCATCTGGCGCGACAGAGACGGGAACGAATACATCAGCGAAGACCGCTATGGTATCGTCCTGGAGCCTGCGGCATTTTCCTTGCAGGCTGAGGACTATATGCGCTTCCTGGAACTCATCGACTCTGGAGAGCTGAATGAGTACTTTGAAGAACCAGCTATTTTTAGATAAAAACATCTTGACAATCATCGGGTGTGGTGTTATAATCATAATAAGGATAGGACCACGCTGAGAAACTCGGTTCCGTGGAGGGTGACCTGGAATATGGTCCCACGGCGAGACGGACGACCCCCCGACTCAACGGGTCCTATCTATTTTTATTTTAGGAGGTGGACCTATGAGAGAATGGTCAAAAAAGCATATCGAGGAGCTCATCAAAAACACCGGCGGCGGGGGTGGGGCTGTAGGTGAAGGGGCACAGACTTTTTATATTTCTGCGGATAGAACTCAATTTAGGGAGCCTGGAAGTGGTAGCGAGGACCCAGCATCACAAGTTCTGAATTGCAGTGTGATTACAAAAGACGGTTCAACCCAGGAACAGCTGCGATTTTATCGAATAGGCGGAGAATCTAACCCTATTTTAAGAGTAGAAACGGTAACAACAGCAGGCACACCTGTTTACAATCCACGGACAAAAAAGTGGGAGGTCGACATTTCAACCACACTCCCCTTTATGGTTGGACTATACACTAAAGACACCACACTACCACAAGCGTATTGTTATGGGGTTTTGCGGGTGGGTGTGAAGGCTCAAAGTGATACACTAATACACGCCAGAGCATGGGAAGACATCTATCACAATATCAGCATGTTTGTAGGAGCTGGTGCTAAATCCGATTTTGGAGAGTGGACAATAATCCAGCCGACCTCAGATATTGGATATCTCGGAAAGATTGGCGTTGCCATGGTGTGAGGAGGTGGTAAAATGACTGAGATTTGGGTCGCCCTCATCACATCGGGGTTGACTCTTGCAGGCACACTGGCCACGGTAATCTGTGGAAACAGAAAAAGCCGCCAGGACACAAAAAACCAGCTGACCAAACAGCAGGCTGACATCACCCAGCAGCTGGAAACTCACAATCAGCTCCAGGATGAAAGAATCCGGCAGCTCAGTGAGAGGGTAGAAAAGCATAATCAGGTAGTCGAGCGGACTTTTATTTTGGAGGGTCAGGTTCAGTGTCTGAGCAAAAGAGTCAGCGACTTGGCAAATAGGTCTTGACATATGCCAAGACCTATGCTATACTATAATAAAAGGAGGTTAAAAAATATGTTGAATGACAAAGTATACAATATCCTTAAATGGGTAGCGCTAATCTGCTTGCCCGCCGTGGGAACATTTGTTGGTTGCGTTTTGCCGTTGTGGAATATCTGTGACGGGGAAACAGTGACAGCAGTTGTAACAACTATTTCTGCGGTTGGAACGCTCATCGGTGCGCTCATCGGAGTATCAACCGTAAAATATAACAAGGAGGGTTCAAAAAAATGAGTAATTCGAGTCTGGTTACAGTAACGAAACTATCACCGAACCATTCAGGCAAGAGAACGCATGCCGTGGACAGAATCACCCCGCATTGTGTGGTTGGACAACTTTCAGCGTTGGGAATTGCAAATTGTTTTCCCGCAGGACGCGAAGCATCTTGTAACTACGGCATTGGCAAAGACGGAGATGTTGCACTGATTGTAGACGAATCGAACCGCAGCTGGTGCAGCTCATCAAACGCGAATGACCAAAGAGCAATCACGATTGAATGTGCCTCTGATACTACTCATCCCTATGCGTTTACCGACAAATGTTATAATAAGCTTGTTGACTTGTGCGAAGACATTTGCCGCAGATATGGGAAGAAGAAGCTTTTGTGGTTTGGGGATATGACAAAAACACTTTCATACACCCCTAAATCTGATGAAATGGTTTTGACGGTTCACCGTTGGTTTGCCGCCAAAGCTTGCCCGGGCGACTGGATGTATAACCGAATGGGAGAGCTTGCCATTACCGTAACAAATCGTTTGGGAGGGTATACAGTACCTACAGGCACACTTTACCATGTTCAGGTTGGCGCGTACAGCAAGAAAGAAAATGCGGATAACATGTTGAAGAAAGTTAAGGCAGCCGGTTTTGACGCGTTTGTTAAACATGACAGTTTGTACCGTGTGCAGGTTGGGGCATACAGCCAGAAGGCTAATGCTGACGCAATGTTGAAGAAAGTTCAGGCAGCCGGGTTTGACGCTTTTATTTCAAAATCACTTGCAGCGCCTACACCTACCGAACCGCCTAAAAAGTCAGTTGACGAAATCGCGCGCGAGGTCATCAAGGGGTTGTGGGGGAATGGTCAGGAACGAAAAGACCGACTCACCGCTGCTGGATACGATTACGAAGCTGTTCAGGACCGCGTCAACGAACTTATGTAACAAAAAAAATGCCCCGGGCAACCGGGGCTATTTTCAAAAAGGAGGTAATATTATGATTATTCAACCCTCATCAAGCGTAACTCTGTATAGAGATGTAGCTATATCAGACGGGGAGCAGATTGCTTTTTCATCTGAGACAAGCCAAAAAGCATATTTTGCAGCCCGCAAAGTGGTATCTCTGGAGGATGTCACATATGTGCGCCGCACAGGGACTATCAAAATGGAATGGCCAACGAGTACGGTAAGCCAGTGTAACTATATCTCTTTCACAAATCCGGCTTTCGAAAATATTACTTTTTATGCTCGGATTGTGGACTATAATTACATCAACAATGTGACAACGGAAATTTCCTATGCTGTCGATTGGTTCCAGTCTTTCATGTTTAAGCTCCAGTATGACAAGTGCGGAATTTTGCGGCAACATCTGAACCAGAAGGGGAAACAGGAGTCTGATGCGAATCCGTGGAAGATGACCGAAAACACGTTGGAACTTTTCACAGCGGAGGATTTGCCTGTAAACCAGGAACTCCTGGACCGGTCCACATGGCAGGAGGGAGAAGACCCTGGAACAAGCACAGGCAATACAATCGTAAGGGGTGGAACAACTCGTTTGCCTACTCTGGTCTTGCAAATTGCAACTTTCAACTCATCACAGATTAGCACCTATCCCGATTTTCTGAAGAATTTCTCAATGGTAATCAATCCTGACGGAACTGTAAGCCAGCACTCAGACTACTTTTTCCAGGATTTGCCGGATGCTGGATATACTGGATATATCCGACGCTCATACACCATTTTTATCAGAGACTCTGAGGAAAATGACCTGAACCTGAAAGACAAACCCGTCCAGGATATTTTCGATTGGCTGGAGTTCAACGGGCTGACCTCATCGCTAATCGGCTTCTATGTCATGGGCCGTGGGGATGTGAAGGACATGCTCAATGATTTGAGAACCGATAACAGCTGGCTGCCTGAAATCGATGTACCCTATCCTGACGCCAGTCAGTGGGTGAACAAAAAGCTGGCTCTCTACCCCTACAACTATCTCCGGTGCCGTACTGTGGCTGGTGTAGAAAAAGAGTACAAATGGGAACTTTTCGGTGACGGATACGAAGGAAAAGCAAACCCGACGGCCCGCTTTATCTATCGGGTAATCGGTGATAATGCCCCGTACCGCACCATCATCCCGAAATCATATGACCAAACCCTGAAAGAAAAACCGGACCAAATGGGTAATACGTTTGAGTTCAACAATTATTCGGAACGACTGGACTCACCCCCGGCTACCCAGATGCCGTTTGCAACGGACTCCTATCTGACATTTTTGTCCAATAAATACATGTCAGCTGCGGCTGAGATGACCTCAGTCCAGGGCGGTTTGGCTGCTTTTAATGCGTCAGATATCGGAGCTGGTGTGAATATCGCGTCGGATTTTATCAAAACAGCTCTCTCTGTAGGTAGTCAGGCTATCAGTGCTGGTGGTTTCCTCAATCAAAAACCGCTGGGTGCCAACGGCGTGCTCATGTCTCCCCCGTCTTCTGGTGGATTTATCACATCCACAGCCTCAAAAGCTGATGCTGGTCTGGCTTATAATTCACTTTTCGGTGGTGGTGGGTCTTTGATTACCGGAAGCGGTAAAGAACCTGGACTCAGAGGAGCAGATGTGCCGAAAGGAACCGAGACTTTTGGACCGTGGACAAAGGCCCGCCAGGCTTTCGTTCAGTCAAACTACCATCCGTCAGCTTTGGATGACGGCGGATGTTTCCATCAGGACCAGGGTTTCACACCCATGACCATGATGTTCATCAAGCAACAGCTCCGCCCGGAAATCATGCGCCGATATGATGAATATTTCAGCCTCTATGGCTACAACTCCCGCAGGTATGACTTGCCATGGGTGTGCTACTTTATGCAAGGTAGCCAAGACCCCACAAAGCTGCCTGCTTGGGATACGTCCATGGGTGACGCACAAACGTACATCAAAACCCAGGACATGCATGTCTTCGGTGTCCCGGAGGTCATCGCATCCCAGGTAGAGGCGATTTTCGATGCCGGGATGTTTGTAAAAAACGGCGATACTCTCTAAAAGGGGGTAAAACCTATGGCAAAAATGACGTTAAGAGAGGCGTGCCAGGCTATGACCTGGCACCCCGATTTTTGGAACCCAACGAAACTCCTCAATATGAAGGATAAAAACGGATTGACTCCTGGAATTTTTGCCGGTATCTCCAACCGTGGCGGTGGCAAAACGTTTACTCTTACGGATTTTTTTGAACACTGGCATTTTATGGGCGATGCCCAGATTGGCCTGCTTTGCAAAACCCAGACCTCTCTGGGGTCTATCGCTAATGGTGTTTTTGGGGCGTCACTCCGTGACCACTATCCGGAATGGAAACTGGTGGAAAAAGTGAGTAAAACCAAATATTTTTCTGATATGTATCTAATCAGAAAAACAAAAGGGGACGACGGAAAGGAACATGTGGAGAAGCGCAAGCTGGGTATGGTGTTAGCGATTAACGCTGGTGAAAAGCTGAAAGATTACTCTTCCGCTTTTGTAGACCTTGATGTGCTTTTCCTTGATGAGTTCCAAAGTTCCACATATCAACCCAAAGAAATAGAAAAGCTGGTCTTTATTCTGGGCTCTGTCTGCCGTGGTGGTGATAAGGGCGTCCGTGAAGTACCTTTGATTATGTGCTCCAACTCCATCAGCATCACCAACCCGTACTTCGTGGCGTGGGGATGTGTCCAAGCAATCCGCCCTGATACAAAATTTTACCGTGGGGACGGCGTGGTCATCCAGAGATTTACAAATGAGCTCATATCTGAGCGTCAGAAAGAGCTCGGATATATCCGGGCTTTCGGGTCTTGCGATGTGGTCCACTCTGTGACAGATAACTCCTGGTTGAATGATGACTACTCATGCATCAGCAAACCTGAAAAAGAGTGGGGCCGGTCGGTCTACATCGCTACACTTCAGGACCGAAGCGGGTCCTATGGTGTGCGCAGATATGATAACGGTTTTTTCTATCTGAATAGGTCAGTGGATGAAACCTGTCCTACTGTCTACGCTTTGACTGTGGATGGTCTGGACAATGCCCCGCTTTTCCGTACCGGTGCCATCTTTATGACCTTGCGCGACAAATTCGCGCGGGGGTGTGTGCGCTTTTCTGATATATCAGTAAAAAATCTAATCTATAGATTTTTCGTATAAGAAAACCCCACCGATTCGGTGGGGTTTCTTTTTTATTGCTGACCTTCAAGCTGGGCGATTTTCGCCTGAAGTTCTGCGATTGTTGCCTCCAGCTCGGAGACTTTTGCCTCCAGGTCAGAGATATGCTTGTAAAGCCAGAGCACTTGCTTCTCATAGCTGAGGCACTGCTGAAAAGTTGAGGGGATGACCAGCTGGGCACCCCACCAGAAACAATTTTTATCCATAATAGAGTACCTCCTTAAACAAGATATTCTGTGGGTGAAATGTCTAATGCTGTGGGTGTTTCACCCAAAATTTCCCAACCTGTAACAGTGGCTTTTACTCTAACATCTGGGATGATTAAGTCAATGGTTTGGTTGTTACGGTTAATAACACTCGTGGGAACTGTCCCCATTTGCATCTCTAATGTTTTTCCATCGACAGTCATTCGCATTACCAAACTGACTCCAAAATATTGTTTAGAACCAGCATTCAAATTAACCACAACATCGATATCTTTTATAAGTCTACCCGAGATTTTAGGTAAAACAACATATAAGTCGAAGATGATGGTTATTGTCGATAATGTTTCTTTAGAAACAGATAAATTATCTGGCAGTGTTACAATCTGAATGGTGCCGGGTGATTTTAAGATAGTGTTCGATTTTATTTTCAAAATCTGGGTATTACCACTCCCGCCTCCGCCACCTGTGCCCGGGTCACCGCGTGGGATTGTGAAATCAAATACCGCAGCTGACTCTGTGCCGGAATTTGTGACGCTTGCCTGGGTTCCAGGCTCTCCCGTGGTGACGGTTCCAACCTGAATTGTGGCAGCAGCTCCCGGTGTGCCCGGGTCACCCTGCGGACCAGGGTCACCCTTTGCTCCTGCGGGACCTTGTGCACCGTCTGCTCCGGCCGGTCCCTGCTCACCAGGGTCACCTTTTTCACCCTGTTCACCAGCAGGTCCCTGCGGACCCTGTGCACCGCGCGGGATTACAAAATCAAGGATGACCTCGGACTCTGTGCCGGAGTTCGTCACTGTCGCATCTGTACCGGGTTCACCAGTGGATGTTGAGCCAACCGTGATGGTTGCTGCGCCAGTGCCGGGGATACCCTGCGGCCCCTGAGGTCCTTCCGGACCTCTGTCACCTTTCTCACCTTTTTCACCCTGGTCACCTTTAAGACCCTTAGGACCCTGCGGGCCTTCCGGTCCCTGAGGTCCTTCCGGCCCCTGAGGTCCTTCGGGGCCTTCGGGGCCTTGCGGCCCTTCCGGTCCTCGGTCGCCGGTGTCTCCCTTGTCTCCCTTAGGTCCCGGGGGTCCCTCCGGGATTTCGTTGATTTGTCGCTGCAAATCTTCGATTTTTCGATTGATTTCTGCGATGGCTTCAGGGTCACCACCGCCCGCTTCGATTTCCTCGATTTTCTTATACAGCCAGATGACTTGCATCTCATATGTGAGACACTCCTCAAAAGTCTGAGGAATCACCGGCTGGGTCATATCCAAAAATTGGTTAAAATCCATAAAAATTACCTCCTTTTTGTTACAAAAGACCGAAGAAGATGTCATCGAAAAGTCTCCAGATTTTTTCCAGGTACGATTTGGACATCATGACCATCTCGTAAGAGAGTTCATAGCTTTCTGTCTTCGATGTGCCAGAGTCGGTGCGGTCATCCGTCGATGTCTTCTCCTCTGTACCATCGATGGTTTCGGAATTTTCATGAGACAGCGTGCGGTCCTGGGTCTGGTCGGAAGTCATGTTTCCGTTCATATTCTGTTCACTTTCAGAATGGCTCGTCCCCGTTCTCTCGGATGTCACATCGCGGGTGTCAGTCCCCGTGTCAGTCTGGGTTTTAGTTTCAGTCGTACTCGTCTGAGTATCCAGAGTGCGGGTGCTGTCAGAATCTTCCTCAGACACAGTCTTTTTACCGTATGTGGTTGTCGTGTCCTCGGTCGTGTCAGTGCCATCCGTTCTCGTCAGCTTATCCGTCACAGTACCAGAATCGGTAGTAGTATCGGTACCGGTGCGAGATGTCGTATCCGTCGTGGTCTGTGTCAGGTCATCGGTCCGTGTGCTGTCTCTGCTTCCGTTTCGTGATTCTGTCATATTTTCCGTTGCGTCGGTGTCGCTTTTTTGTGCAGAAGAGAGATATTTCAGTTCTTCCACACCCGTCAAGCCATTTTGAGGAGTGTCGGATGAGCCTTGAATCTGATTCTGGGTAGCAGTCTTTTCTGTAGTGGCAGAATCATTGGACGTTTCCGAATTTTTTTGCGTGCCGGTATTTTTTGTGGTTGAATTTCGACTGTCCGTCGTGTCGTGGGTCACCTCAGAAGATGTGTCCCTCGTCTGGGTGTTTGTACTATCGACAGATGTGTCTGTGGTTCCGGTTTTTGCCACTGTATCAGTACCAGAATCGGTGCTGGTGGTTGTCCGGGTTCCAGAATCTTTGATGGTCCCGGTATCTGCCGATTCAGTCGTTCCACTTACCGTCGACTCCCGATTGAATGTCGTTTTGTCTTTCGTAGTGTCGGTAGAAGAATCTGTACCATCGGTCGTGCCAGACATGGTCTGATTTGTGGTCTGCTCTCCTGTGGAAGTGACTTTTTCTGTATCGGAAGATGTACCAGATTTTGTATCTTTTGAGGTTCTGTTTTCCGTCAGATTGCCCAAACTGGTGTTATGGTCCTCCGTTTCGGTGACGTGATATTTTGCAAAGACGCTCTTATCCAAATTTTGGAAAGTCCAGTTAATCAGCTCGGCATTGTCGTACATCTTGTGCGCGAGGGCAAGCCGCCAGGCTGGCCATGTTTCCAGCGCGATTTCATCGTACAGAAACTCCAGGGCAAAGCCCAAAGCAAATCTATCACGATATTGCTCCTCAACGACAGAGAGTTCCTGTCCGAAAATCACATTTTTTGACAGTTCTGTGAGGGTGGGAATATCCGTGATATCCTGCCCTGATTCAAGCAGTTTGTCCATAATGGAAATCGTATATTTTGCCATTATTCCTCTTCCTCCTCCCTACCCATTGTGTCCAGGTCGTGCTGGCCATAAGGGGTAAAGTCATAATCTTGTGAACTTAAATTCACACTGAGCTCAAGTCCATATTTCCGGTTCATCTTGTTGCAGAAGTCGACTCGATTTAACAACCGGCTGTTCAGCGACAAAATATCTGCCTGTCTGGCCATGGCGATATCCCCGTCCAGGAGTCTTTCTTTTTTTGTGGACTGTGACGAAATACCCAACATGCTCAAGGCCTCGCGCCACACGGTCTGAAGGGTTTCCAAAAATTCCTTACCCTTAAAATCAACTCGTAAATCAATGGTTTTTATAGCGGTTTCCAAGTCTTCGGTGTTTTTCACCTCGATGACGGGTTGGAATCCCAACATTCTATTAAAGAAATTTCGGAAAGTCAATGCCTGATTTCTGCTTGTCGCCACCACGTACGGGGTGATTTGGTGCTGTAAATTTGACCTGAAAGTATTGTGCACTTCCCACAAAAGCCTTGCGTACAAATCAATTTTCGGAAGTAGTGATGATTTTGTCATATTATCGTACAAAATCATCCACTCGTTCGTGATGATATTTCGTGCATTATAACCAATTCCTCGAATTTCTGTCGGGTAGCCGTAAACATCAAAATTTCCAGTCTGCAGATAGTCGACCGAAAGCCAAAAATCTGTACCCTCGGGCTTGACAAAAGCAGCTTTACCGCTGAAAAGTAAGGTGCTTTCGAAGTACAGCCGGTCACAAGTGTCCGGCAAGCCGTGCCACTCAAACTGACTTAGTGCAAGATTTACCAAACGTTCTTTGTAATAGCGGTAAATTTCGCTATTTTGCACAAGCAGCTGACGGTCTTCTTTTCGCATTTTTTATTACCTCCTTATATAAGAATAAGGGGCGGGGAGTCCCGCCCCTTTGGGGTTAAGCCTTGCGGCTTCTGGTTTTTGCGGCTGCTTTGGAGAAAGTCAGGGTTGCACCGATTGCGGTGGCCGGTGTAATCGGCGCGGATGCGGTGTACTTCGTGCCGTCCTGAGCGATAAGCTCCAGGGTTTCGGTGCTTCCGTCCGGCATGATAATAGCACCGTATTTATGAATCGCGATGCCTGCCTCGGTAGCTGCTTCAGTCTGTACGAAATTGACCGGCTGTGACGGGTCTTTGATTTCAACCGTAAAGACTGTGATTTTGTCTCCCTTTTCAACGCCAGTTACAACTCCGGTGAGTGTAGCGGCCGGCTCGACTTCGTTTGTCTGGAAAGCGATGGCATTGGAGAACGGCGACCATGAAATGGTTTTCTGAACTCTGAAGAAATAGTTCCAATAGTCTCCTGCTGCTACGAATTTTTCAGTGAACCGTGCCGCGTTGTCATATACCTGGAACCATTCTTTGTCAAGCAAAATTGCTCTAACACTCTTCATTTTGTTCAGGTCGTCTGCTGTGACTTCGTCAATCATATCAGATTCAGCGCGGATTGCGTCAAATCGGTCGTTGTCGAATGTTGAAAAGTCGTCAATCAGATACAACCTGCCCATAAAGTCGGCGCGGTCCATGTTGAATGCCGCCGCCAAAATATTTACATCATACTCAGCGTTATATTTGCTGTCCATGAAAATTACTTGGTCAGATTTCGGCGTTACGGTCTGAACCTTGGCCGCGTTATAGCGATTGCTCATGAAAGTGAGGTTGTTAGATGCTGTGCGGAAATTGACGGCTGCGTCCTTAATATCTGTATCGGAAATTTTGATAGCTGTGATTTTTCCGGCTGCGTAGCTCTTGATAATGAGATACTTGAACAGCAAAAATTCATCGTAGTTTGCCGCCTGATAGATGGCATCAACGATGCGAGAAATGAGGTCTTGCACCCCGTCCATTGACAAAAAAGCCTTCTGCAAGTCAGTTTCCGTCACGGTTACCGGATACTGTACGTTCCAGTTCATGGCGTGAAGGGCGGTGCGTACGTCAGGCATTGTTCGCTTCAGTTCGCGTGCCTCGGCCTTCTCATATGAGAAAACGCGGGCTTTTGCAATCTGAACAAAAACTTCTTCAATTGTTTCGCCAAATTCCAAAAAACCCTTCTTCAGGTCAGCATAGGGGTTGTTGAAAGTTGCGGATTTTACTCGCACTGCTGCGATTCTGTTCACCAGTGCGGAAATAAATTGATTTGCCAATGCCGGGTAACCATACAAAACTTCTCCGACGCGCGGAATATCTGTTGCTTTGGTTACTTCGGGTACCCGGTCCTGGTATTCCTGGCTGGCATTCTGTCGGATTACGTTCAGAATGTCCATTGTGCTGGCATTTAGCCGGCTTACTGCGATTCTATTCGGCATTTATTATTCCTCCTTAAACAAATCTTCATACCGGGTTTTCTCTTCCGGTTCGGGTTCGGGGGCCTCTTCAGGTTCAGGGTCTGCTGCCTGATTCTTGCCGAAAAAGCAGTCGCGGAATTTCTGGTTCCAAGAAGCATTCAGCTCATCGATGGCTGTCTGCGTCGGGACTTCTTCGTCCAAAGCGGTGATTGCGGCGATGATTTCGGCGGCATCGTCCCCTGTCAAAAGCGGCTCCAAAATGGGTTTCAGTTTTTCAAGGTCAATCAATTTTTTCATACCTCCTTTTATAATGTAGAAGAAATTTTGACTTCCTGTTCTTCTTATCGACATTATATCATAAAAAGAAGAGGGTGTCAACCCTCTTCTCTCATTTTTTCTGAAGTTTTTTCAATTGCGAGCTGGAGAGTGTGGAGGTATCCTTGAAGCACCAGTTTTTTACATCCTCCCATTTTTTTGAGGTCGATAGCTTCGAGCTCTTTCACCAGTTCGTTGATTTTTTCACATGTTTTCAACATTTTTTGATTACTCCTTCCTGTGTCCAGATTTTAATGATAAGAAGATATACCCTGCGGAGCTGGTCTCTTGCCATTTCTTTTTTGAGTTCAAGGTCCATCACCCACTGCCTGTGTTCGTGAAAGCTCATCCTCATGATGTTGTAAAGCTCTTCAAGGTCGATACTCTCCACCAGGTCTTGCGCTTTTTCAATCACTTCTGCGATGCATTCGTTGAGGTTTGTTACGTTGTAGTTCAGCTTGTAGGTGAGGTCGATAGTTGTTCTCGCCAGGGCGTCCACACGAGGGTCGATTTTTGCGACCTCATCAGCATAATAGGTTTTCGGATACCCCATGTCGGTATCAATGTAAAGAATTTTCATACTATTACTTCCTTTCTTATTTGTTGACTATATTCTACCACACTTTGGTCCGATTGTCTACCCTTGATTGTAAATAATTTGTAAA